CGCCAAACGCACAGGCAGCATTGCGTGGTGTTATGGAAGAATATCATACTACAGCAAGATTTATTTTAACTTGTAATTATCCAAACAGAATTATTCCAGCGATTCATAGTAGATGTCAAGGCTTCCATATTGCTAAAATTGATCAAACAGAATTTACTGCTCGTGTTGCTGAAATTTTGATTACAGAAGGTGTTACTCCAGACTTAGATACACTAGACACTTATGTAAAAGCAACATATCCAGATTTGCGCAAGTGTATCAATATGGTGCAAATGAATTCAGTAGATGGAGCGTTAGTTGCGCCACAGCAAGGCGACACAGGCGAAAGCGACTGGAAGTTGGATATGGTAGAACTGTTCAAAGCAGGTAAGATACAAGACGCTCGCAAGTTGTTATGTGGCACAATTCGCCCAGAAGAAATGGAAGAAGTATATCGCTGGTTGTATGATAATATTGAATTGTTCGGAACTGAAGAACAACAAGATCAAGCGGTGCTAATTATTAAGCAAGGGTTGGTAGATCATACATTGGTTGCTGATCCGGAGATTAATTTAAGTGCAACGCTTATCAACTTAGCGAGGGTTTAATGGATCAAAACATAAATGTAGATTTTGATGGTTTTATTGGTATATTTGATAACGCCTTTCACGAAACTTATATAAATGATGTAATAGAATTTTTTGAAAAAGCCAAAGAAATTCCTATTTTTCAGCAAAAACTACATAATCATCCCAAACATGACAGAGAAATGGACGAGATGATGTTTAGTAGTCCTGATGTGATTCAACATGTTCCTGTTCATTTTAGCCAATATTTTTTCAATACATTGTGGGAACAAATTATTCCATTGTATCAAGAAAAATTTAGTGTGTTAGGTATAATGCAACTTGCAGGTGAAGACTTAAAAATGAAAAAAATTGCTCCAGGAGGAGGATTTCATTCTTGGCATTTTGAAAGTTCTGGTGATTACTCTAAGCGTAAATTGGTTGTACAACTTTATATGAACGATATAGACGAAGCAGGAGAAACAGAATTTTTATATCAAAATAAACGCATTGCACCTAAGAAAAATAGACTATTAGTTTGGCCGGCTGATTGGACGCATACTCACAGAGGAAACCCTCCTATTGGCGAAAAAGACAAATATATTTTAACAACTTGGCTTTCACAAGCACCAAAAGGATAAAAAATGACATATGTAGTTACAGATAATTGTATTAAATGCAAACACATGGATTGTGTTGATGTATGCCCTGTTGATTGTTTTTATGAAGGTGAAAACATGTTAGTTATTCACCCTGATGAATGTATTGACTGCGGTGTATGCGAACCAGAGTGTCCAGTCGATGCTATTGTTTCCGATATGAATTGGCATGATCCAGCAGCACTGGAAGAATGGATTGATTTAAATAGAAAATATTCAGAACAATGGCCGAACATTACAGAAGCACGACCAGAAGACGTTCCTGCTGATGCAGCTGAATGGAATGGCATACCAAATAAATTAGAAGAACATTTTAGCGAAAAGCCAGGCAAAGGAGATTAAATTGGCAAGATTAGTAAGTTATTCAAAACCTACAGAAGAATTTGTAAAAGAGGGCATGGCAGATGATGATATGCTAGATCTTGTGGCATTTTGTGCAAGAGTATCAAATCCTGCAAATCAAATGAATTCAGAAACAAGTGAAAAACTTGTAAAGTATTTGATCAAACACGCACACTGGTCACCTTTGGAAATGGTTAATGTGTGTATGGAGATTGATACTACTCGAGATATTGCACATCAGATTGTACGCCATCGTAGTTTTGCATTCCAAGAGTTTAGTCAGCGTTATGCTGAACCGTCTCAAATGGGCGAAGAAGTATTTGTTACTTCAGAAGCACGTTTTCAAGATACTAAAAATAGACAAAATTCAATTGAGCCTGATTTAAGTATTCCGGGTGTAGCAGAAGCAATTATTAAATGGGAAGAATTGCAACAGGATGTAATTTATACAGCAGGTCGTGCTTATGAATGGGCTATTAATCAAGGAATAGCAAAAGAAGTTGCTCGTAAAGTACTACCAGAAGGACTAACAAAAACACGTCTGTATATGAATGGTACATTACGCAGTTGGATTCATTATATTGAACTACGCAGTGCAAATGGCACACAAAAAGAACACATGGATGTTGCTAAAGAGTGTGCAAAAGTTATTGCAGAAGTATTTCCACTTGCAAATGAATTAAATGCCACAAACACTTGAAATTGATATAGAATGGACTGAACACTACGCATGGTGGCCTGTGCGTAGTAGTTATAGTAAAAAACGTATCTGGTTAAAAAAGTATTGGAAAGGCGAAATTTTTTATGATGCTATGGGAAGACCGCCTATCAAGGAAAGAAGTTGGAAGCTCATTTATACACAAAATGAGTATTTAATGATGTTATTAAGAGAGGATGCTAAGTATCAACATCCTCTCGATAATGGCCCTAGAGGACCTTTGTTCGGATTATATTAACTATCTCCGTACATTTCTAGTACTTCTTTCACTGCTTCATGACGTTCAACATCATGTTTTGCGAACCGTACTACATCTAATTTTGTTGTGTTCTTTTTCTCCATAAGATCAAGGAATTCTACAAGCCCGTTATCATGAGCTCTATCCGCTTGCCTCAAATCGCCTGTTACTGCCATTTTAGATCCTTCACCTAAACGTGTTAGTAACATTTTCATTTGATTTGGTGTTGCATTTTGCATTTCGTCTGCGATAATGTATGCGTGTTTGAAAGTTCTTCCTCTCATATAACTTAAAGGTGCAATTTCAATAATACCTTCTTGGATCATACTTTCTATTTCATACGTGCTAAAATATTCTCTTAGTACATCAAAAATAGGTCTTGTCCAAGGTGCCATTTTCTGTTCTAGTGTGCCTGGTAATGCACCTAGATCCTCATCAACAGATACGGCTGGTCTTGTAACAACTATCTTATCAACTAAACCTTCTTTGAAATTTTTAACCGCTACTTGCACAGCCAATAGAGTTTTGCCTGTTCCTGCTGGACCGATGCCGAAAACTATGTCTTTTGTTTCGTCTAGCAGTTTTAACACGTAGGTTTCTTGGTTTTTATTTCTTGGAAGGATTGTTACAGATTTTTGTTTTTGAAATTTATTGAATGAAACTACATTGGATTGTTTGTAGTTATCTTTTTTTGCTTGCTTGCGAGAAGCTCTAGCTTTTCCCATTAAGTGTCCTCCTTAGGATAAGTCGGTAGGGTAGTTTGCTCGTAGGAGCAGTTGCCCTACAAATGTATTTACCACATACCGGCCAAAGATAAAATATATTATAACTATTCAAACTCAGATAAATAAGTATAAGCAAATGGAACAACGATATGCACGATATATTAGACATAATTAATAACATAGAATCAATATATGACTCAAATACTTCTTTCCAAGTACTAAAAGATTTTGAAAGAGTGTTAGATGAATTGGATATCTATGTCTATAAAAATTGGGAAACAGGCGAATTAGCAGATGGACCAAAAATAGATCGTCATTGGGTTACTTGTTCATTTATGTGGCCCAAAGATAAAATGCCAGATCCAATGGGCGGCAAACGTTTATTAGATTATGACTGCAAAGTTGCATACAAAAAATCTAGTTTAGTACAACCTAGAAAAATTCGCAAGCCAGACGATATCCGTCCTGGTACCAAAAAGGGCAAACTGGACAGACAGCCCATATGGATTGTAGAAATACAAATGCCTAAAAAACTAATATCAGATATTTACAGCGGTTATAGAGAAATGCTAGATGTAAATGTAGAACCTGCTGTCGATCAATCACAAGAACTTGAATCACAACCTGCAGATACAACAGCAGACGTAGGAGACACACTATAATGGGACTACGTGAAGGTGATTTAAAAGATATGGTTTATGACATATTCGAAATAGATAGTTATAAATCTAAAATGGGTTCAGATGAAGAAATAGTTACTCTAAGTTTTAGTGTAAATGATAAATCTGCTGCTGAAGATTTGTCTAATTTCTTTGAAAGAGGATATAGTTTTATATTAGATGCAGATGCTACTAAAGGTGAGCAGTCAGATGGCACTTACAAAGTGTTTGTTGAACTAGAAAGAAACAAAGATGCTACACAAAATATTATGGAGTTAGCAGACGGGCTACAAAAACTAGCAAATCTTGATAGAATAAAATTTAGATACTATAAGAATTTTAAGTCACATGAATTAACAGATGAGAACCTTTCCGAAAACTTGCCATTAGATCCTGAAAATTACGGCATAAAAGTAAATGAATCTAATTTAGAAAATTATAAAAACTTTTTTAATAAAAGTTTCGTTGAAAATGTTGAGATGTGGGACGATATAGTAAAAATAGAAAAGAAATATGCAGACGCAGTATTCTTTAAATTTTTAGATATAGGCAATAGCAACGAAGTTTTAAATAATATAAATGAATCATTAGATGTAGATGGATTTGCAGAAGTGATTTTCTTATCAAAGTATATAGGCGACTATAATATCACTAAATATGGCAATAAAATTACATTCGAAAACGAAAACAAAACTCTAGTAGTAGAAAGAATACAAACTTAATCCCCAATAATAATAATAAGATTTTGCAGATACGGGACCTGCCACAAAACAAAAGGAACATAAATGTCAGCAGAAGACTTTGAATTTGAATTCACCGAAGAAATGGTGATCGAAATGCTTCGCGGAAACGAGGAAGCAGAAGACTGGTATGATGCAATGTGCGAAATATTACCGCTTTGGGAAGTGGATACACCAGAACGTGTAGCCATGTTTATTGCACAATGCGGACACGAATCAAACAACTTTAAAGTACTAAGTGAAAACTTAAACTACAGTGCAAAAGCACTAAATGCAATATTCCCAAAATATTTTGAAAGGGCAGGTAGAGATGCTCAAGAATATCACAGACAACCTCGCAAAATTGCAAATGTTATTTACGCAAACAGAATGGACAACGGTGATACCGACAGTGGTGATGGCTGGAGATTCAGGGGCGGTGGCATACTACAACTTACAGGTAGATACAATTATACAAAATTCGGCGAAGAAGTAGAAATGTCACCAGAAGAAGCAGTAGAATATGTGCGTACTAAAAAAGGTGCATTAGATAGTGCTTGCTGGTTCTGGGACACAAACGATATCAACAAGTATGCAGATGCAAGAGATATCAAAGGTGCTACAAAACGCATCAACGGTGGCTACATTGGATTAGAAGATCG